ACATTCGTATTTACAATACTGATGAAAAAGGTTCAAGAAAAGATGAAGTTGCTGTTTTATGGGAAAACATTGACAAAAAAGACGAAAAATACCTAACTGGTTCAACAACTGAAAAAGAAAAATTAGTAGCTTGGTATGGTAAAGAAAATGAAGAAAAAAGACCATTCGTAAGAGCATACTTCCAAGACAATGAATAGGAGTAGTTAAAATGGCGAAAAAACTTACAAGAAGTGGAGTAGCGTATGACATAACTGTATCACCTCATAAAGAGGTAATAACTTATGAAAGTGGTGATGTAGTTGAATTTACATTTTCTTCTGACTTATATAGAAGAAAATTCTTAGAAAAAAGACAAAAGAATAAAGAATTAATTAGTGATTCATTAAGTAATAGATTTAACTTTACAATTAACGTATTGGATCAAATTACTGACATTAATTTATACACTAAAGTTGAAAAACGTGGGTTTTTAATTAAGATTAATGAAAGTGAAACTTTATGTCTAAATACCATAAAATTAGATGGCGTGAATCTGACGATAGAGATTTAGCGAAAGCTGTTAGAAATTTCAATGCTAAGATTGATAGACTAAAGAAAAATCCACAAAAACTAAAAACAAACTCCTTAACCGAGGGTATGAGGGATGATTATCTAATAAACATCCTACCTGAAAAAGTTTCGGTTAAAGAGCTTAAACAATTAATAAACACTAGACAAGATTTAAAAAGGGAAATTAACAGTTTAAAAAGATTTAGTAAACGTGGTTCTGAAGAAATAGTTTCAATTGATAATAACGATTATAACCTAAAAATCACCAAATGGCAAAAAGCCGAAATTGGTCGTCGTATAGGTGGTATTAACAAAAGAAGACAAGATAGACTAGAAAAACTAGCGAATATAGAACTTGAATCAAGAGGTGAAAAGCTAGGATATACTAAAGCTCAAATAGGTATGGGTAAAGAAGAATTAACAGCTTTAACACCTTTAAGAGCATTTACTAAGTCTATGACTCAAACAGCTCTTAAATGGAAGTGGAAAGTGATCATGAGTGAATCTCAGCTAGATTACTTTACTAAAACTGATTATCGTACAAGAGATAATTTTATAAAAGGGTTAACTGAAAACTTTCAAGAGAAAGATATTAAAGATGTTGTTGATGAAATAAAAAATATGGATATTGATACATTCATGAATAAGTTTTATCAAAATGATGAATTTGAGCCAATTTATTCACCTGATGAAGAGTTATATGATGCTTTCTTAAGTTCATTAAAAGCGACTTGGACTCCAAGCAAATCAAATAAAAGTAAATAGGAGATTAACTTATGAAAACCTATGTAGCTGACTTTGAAACAACTACTAATCCTGATGATTGTAGAGTATGGGCTTATGCTATATGTGAAGTAGGTAATAAAGATAATGTAATAGTAGGTACTAACATTGATGATTTTATGTCCTGGTGTCGTGATAATGAGAATGCTAGAGTATTTTTCCATAACCTGAAATTTGACGGTCAATTTATTCTTTCATGGCTATTTAACAATGGCTATACACATATCACCAACTTAAATGAAAGAGCTAATAACACTTTCACTACTCTAATTAGTGATAAAGGCCTATATTATCAAATTGACGTTATATTTTCAGCTAAAGGTAAAAAGATTAATAGGGTTACATTTCAAGATAGCTTAAAATTAATACCTTTATCAGTTGATAAGATAGCTAAGAGCTTTCATCTACCAATACAAAAGCTAGAAATTGATTATAAGGCACATAATGAACTACCGGTGGATTCTCCACTATCTGAAGAGGAAAAAGACTATATCATCAATGACGTACGAATAGTAGCGTATGCTATTGAATACTTTCATAGTCAAGGTTTAGATAGAATGACAATTGGATCATGTGCTTTAGAAGAATACAAAAAGCTAGTAGGTAAACGAAACTTTGAACGCTACTACCCTCTACCTAGATATCATGAGGATGTAAAACAATCTTATAGAGGTGGTTTTACTTATCTTAATCCAAAATTCGCTGGTAAAGTGATTAATGAGGGAATAACACTAGATGTTAACAGCTTGTATCCATCAGTTATGTATGGTTGTGATAATGAGTATATGCCATTTGGGACACCACAATTCTTTGAGGGAGAATATATACCTGATAACCTATACCCACTCTATACTCAAAGATTTAAGTGTCAATTTGAATTGAAACCAGGTAAAATACCATGTGTTCAAATAAAACAAAAGAATAGTGGTTTTAAATCAAATGAATGGCTTACTAGTAGTGATAATAAAGAAGTGGTTCTAACACTTAATAGTGTAGATTTAAAGCTATTCTTTGAACACTACAATGTATATAACATTGAATATGTATCAGGATGGAAATTTAAAGCTACTAAGGGTTTATTTAAAGAGTATATAGAGAAATGGTCTAACGCTAAAATAGAAGCTAAAAAGAATGGAAATCATGGTCTATATCTTATCAGCAAGCTCTTCCTCAATTCTTTATATGGTAAATTTGGTACTGATGATAAAGTCAGAAGTAAAATACCATATATGAGTGATGGTGTTGTTAAATATCATGATAGTGAAGAAGAAGAGCGTGATCCAATATATGTTGCACTTGCATCATTTATTACAAGTTACGCTCGTTTAAAGACTATTAGTTCTGCTCAAAAGATAACTGATGCTTATAATCGTGGTGAAAGTGATATAGAATTTGTGTATGCTGATACTGATTCACTACACTTAAAGAGTAAAGGTTTTAAACTTCCTGAATGTATTGATATTGACTCAACCGTCTTGGGAAAATGGGATTATGAACTTAAATGGAAAAAAGCTAAGTTCTTAAGACAAAAATGTTATATAGAACTAGGTACTGAGGATAAAGAAAGTGAAAATCCTGAATACAAGCTTAAAGTAACAGTAGCTGGGATGCCTAAAGCATGTCATCCACTAGTAACATTTGAGAACTTCAAAATAGGTTCTTCATATAAAGGTAAATTAACTCCTAAAAATGTTCGTGGTGGAGTAGTACTTGCTGATACCGAGTTTACAATCAAAGAATAAAATAGTAAAATAGTACTAGAAGAGTCACTTCATGTTTTAATAACTTGGAAAAATGTTTAGGATATCATAGTGAAGAGCTACCTACATTTTATTGCCCTTGATAAGGTACAAGTTAAAACTGTTGTGGCTCTTTTGTCATATTAGAAAGGAAAATATATGAAAAGTGAAGTAGATAAAACTATATTTTGGAGTCCTAATAGGATTCTTACATATAATTGTCTAATTAATATAATTATCGGTCCTCGTGGAAATGGTAAGTCATATGGATGTAAGAAATTTGCTTTAGATAAATTCTTAAGAACTGGTGAACAATTTGGTTATATAAGAAGATATCGTGAAGATCTAAATAAACCATTGAAAGAATTTTTCAAAGATATTGCATGGGAATATCCTGATTATGAATTTAAAGTTGATGGTACTACTCTTTATATGAGATTAAATCCAGGTAATCCTAAAGAGAAATGGACTGAAAAAGATATATGTGGATATGGTTTTGTATTATCTACTGCTAACAATAGAAAGTCTATTCCTTATCCAAATGTAACGACATTAATATATGACGAGTTCTTACTAGATAAAGGTAATCAAAGATATTTACAAAATGAACCTGAAGCATTACTTAACCTTTATGAAACGGTTGCAAGACCTGGAAGTGGTCATCCTAGAGTGATCATGTTTATGTTAGCTAATGCTATTACTATTACTAATCCATTCTTTATGTATTGGGGATTAAAAGCAGGTGGAAAAATAGATAGAAATGGAATGGATGTTTATAAGCATCCTACAAGACCTATCATAGTTGAAAATGTTCATAATGATGCTTTTATTGAAGCAAAAAGAAAAACTGAATTTGGTCAACTTATTGAGGGTACAAGCTATGCTGAATACTCAATAGATAATCAATTTTTACTTGATAGTGATGAATTTGTAGAAAAGAAAGATGGTAACGCACGTTACTACTTTACATTTCAATATAAAGGTGAAAGTTATGGTGTATGGATGAATATGAGTGAGGGTTTAATGTATGTTTCTAAAGATATTGATCCTACATATCCTTATAGATATTCTCTAACAATGAAAGATCATTCAGTTAACACATTATTTTTCAAAAGTAAGAGTAAAGCTATTAAATTTAAGAAATTTATTGAAGCATTTAGACTTGGATGTGTAAGATTTGAAAGTATTAATATTAAAAATATTTGTTACGAAATATTTCAGTTAAATAATTCAATGTAGGAGTGATACTAGTGAAAACAATTAAATTAATGATGATTGATAAAGACATGACAACATGTGAAATAGAAGTCAATGCTTTTACTTACAAGAGTTTAGGTATTGATTATAAGAAAGCAAAAATCCATTTAGGTAAAAGAGAGTTAAATGTAACTTTATCTGAATGGTTAGAAAAGGTTAATGAAAATGGGAAATTGGACACTACAACATCTAAATAAAAATGTATTAATAAAGATGTTAGAAGAGAAAGAAAACAACTGGAACGAATTAAAAGACTGGATAAAAGAGAATGAAAGATATTTTGATAGTTACAGTCTTGATTATGTAATAGATAAAATGCAAGAAATAGAAAGTAGGAAATAATGGGATTTGCAGAAATATTAACAATAGTATTTATCGTATTAAAATTAATAGGAATAATTAGTTGGAGTTGGTGGTTAGTGTTACTACCTGAAATAATCGCTATAGTATTTTACATTGTAATATTTATAGTGAGTTTAATATATGTTTATAGGAAGAGATATTAATGATCTTAATTAATCAAGTACATTTAGATAAGTTTAAAGTCTTTAGTGGTTCTTATAACTATCCTGTTTCAAATGGTGTATGGTTAACATTCAATAAAGATACACTTATCTATGAGGGTTGCTATTGTTTCTTTGAGAAAAGAAATATAACACGCGTAAATGAAGAAGTAGAACTTGCTATTAAGAAGTTACTTGCAAGAGATATTATCTACTTAAAAGATTAGAGCTATTAAGCTCTTTTTATTTTTGTCAAAAAGTGGTAACAAATGTTACCATCTCTATTGTCAAAATATTGTTATATTAGTATAATATAAGTGAATAATATATTCTAGAAAGGATAATGTCTTATGCAAGAAATTGTTGAACTTATTAGTAATTATGGTATTGGTGTTGCTTGTGTTGGATATATGATCTATTTTCAAAATACAACTATGAAAGAAATGCTTAAGACACTTACTTCTATTCAACTAGAATTAACAAGTGTTAAAGATACTATCAATAATTTTCATGGTAATCAAGACTCTGAATAGGTGATTTATATGGCTTTATTGAGTATTAAAGAAAGACAAATTTACTTAAAAGAACTTGGATTCTATAAAGGTAATGTTGATGGTATTGAGGGTAAACTTACTAAGAAAGCTTACACTAATTTACAAAATAAATACTTTTCTCGTAAAAAAGATAGAGATGGTATTTATGGAAATAATACTGATATCTTACTTAAAAGTGCTTGGAACTGTCGTGATCTAAAACACTTTAAACTAACTGAATTTAAGTGTACTTGCAAATGTAAATATTGTACTGGATATCCTGCTGTACTTGATAGGGATTTATTACTTTATGTGGATGATTTAAGAAAACATTACCGTAAATCTATTCATATTGAATCAGGTTTACGTTGTAAGAAAAGAAATAGTGAATTACCTGGTAGTAGTAAAACATCAAGACACATGGTCGGTAAAGCTTTAGATTTAAAGCAGAATACATTAATGAAGACACTAGGTTTAAGAATAGAATTTATTGATTATTACATTAATAACTATCCTAATGCTAGATATGGTTATTGTAATGGATATGAAAATAATAAAGGTAAGAAATCATATAAAGCTCATTCAGGAATGGGTAACAATATACATATAGATGTGGTTTAATGAATGTAAATTATAAAGTAATTATATGGCAATATTTTAAAGGACAAATTGGTAATGATTATGGTGTTGCTGGGTTAATGGGTAACCTAGAAGCTGAATCAGGATTATATCCTGATAGACTTGAAGGTGATATTCCATACTCTTCTAAAAGTGCTGAATATACTACTAAGGTTAATAACGGTACTATAACAAAAGATGAATTTGTGAATGATGGAAAAGGTTATGGATTAGCTCAATGGACATATCCAGCAAGAAAGAAAGCATTATATGAAATGTATAAAAGTGGTAATTATTCATCTATTGGTGATATTTATCTAGCTTGTACTTATTTGTATTATGAACTTCAAACATCTTATTCAGGTGTATTAACAGTTTTAAAAAATGCTACTTCAATTAAAGAAGCTAGTGATAAAGTATTACATGACTTTGAAAATCCAGCTGATCAAAGTGAAGCTGTTGAATTAAAAAGAAATGCTATGGGTATTGCAATATATGAAGAAATAACTGGTGAAAGTTATGATGGTCCTGATGATACTGATGATCCTGATGAACCTGATGAACCTGATATTCCCACAACTAATAAGAAAAAAAGAAAATATAAGTTTATATTATTCAATAGAAAGAGGTATTTGCAAATATGAATAAAGAAGAATTTTTAGAGAGTATTAAAACTCTTGGTACTTGTGAAGATGATGTTGAAAGAAGAACTATACTAGCTGACTTAAGTGAAAAAGTTAGTGAAGTATTTGATTCAAGTGATTCATATAAAGATTTATATGAAAAATCAAATGCTGATAATGAAAAGTTAAGAGAAGCTAATATGAAGTTATTCTTAAGAGTGGGTGAAAAAGAAGAACCTGGTACACAAGTTACTCCACAAGAACCACAAAAACAAGAATTAAAATTTGAAGACCTTTTTGATGATAAAGGTATGCTTAAATAAGAAAGGAAAGAGGAAATAATGAACTTAGAAACATTATTAAATACTATTAGAGCTAATGCGAGTACTACTTATCAAGAACGTATTCCTGAAGCTACTAGAGATAATTTAGAATCAATCAGATATGCTATGATTGATGACAACAATATTATGGTTGCTAATGAATTTATGTCTACTTTACTTAACAAATTAGTTAAATCAGTAGTTCATACTAAAATGTTTAGCAATCCATTAAAAGGATTAAAGAAAGGAACTAAACCATTAGGAGATACTATTGAAGAAATCTACAATAACTTCTTAAAAGGTGTTCAATATGAAGGTAAAACTGCTGGTCAAACTTTACTAGAAAGAAATTTACCTGATACTAAAACTGTATATCATAGAATGAACTATCAATTACAATATCCTGTAACTGTATCAAGAGAACAATTAAGTAAAGCATTCGCTTCTTACAATGCACTTGAATCATACATTACTGGTATTATAAATAGTTTATATAACAGTGCTGAGTTAGATGAATTTGCTAACATGAAACAATTATTAAAATCAGCTTTAGACAAAGGTGCTTTAAAGAAAGTTCATGTTGAAGATCCAACTCAATCTGATGCTAAAGGTAAAAAATTCATTAAAGAAGTTAAAACTACATCTGATTTAATGACATTCCCATCAGATCAATTCAATAGTTATTTAGCTGTTCAATCAACTGATGAAAAACCTATTGTAACATTCAGTAGAAAAGCTGAACAAATTCTTATAATTGATACTCAAACTAATGTATCATTAAATGTTGATGTACTTGCATCATTATTCAATATGTCAGTAGCTGAATTCAATGACACTAAGAAAATTGTTATTGATACATTCCCTGATGCTAATGTTAGAGCTTGTTTAGTAGATGAAGCATTCTTCCAAATTTATGATGATTTATTTACTATTACATCATTCTACAATGGTCAAGGATTATACACTAACTACTACTTAAATGTATGGCAAACTCAAGCTTACAGCGTATTAGTTAACGGTGTAGCATTTACTACTGAAGTTATTGGTGGTTAATAAAACTTAAAAGAGTGGTGGAATAATCCACTACTCTTTCTTTATTTTAATAGAAAGGAAAATATAAATGATTAAAAGAATAGAACATTGGGCTTTAAATAGAGTTTATCCAACATTTGATGATCGTGAAAGTCTTACTGCTATTGAACTTATCGGTAAAAATACTACTAAGATAAATGAAATAATAGAAACTGTTAATGAATTTATTGATGAAGTTAATAAAGAAATAGAAGAATTTATCACTACTTCAAATACTAACTATGAAACATTTAAAGTTTCAATGGAACAAAAATTTCAAGATTTTATAGATGTAATTGAACTAAAATGTAAATCACAAGATGCTCGTATTGAAAGTGGACTTGAAGAAGTTAAACAACTAGCTTTAGATTATGTTAGTAGAGAATTACCTGTTATTGTTGGTGATCAACTTGCTGAAATTGAAAATCGTGTTAGTGTGTTAGAACATACTGAATACACTTTAGAATATGATACTGATGGTGAGGGTATTATTTTAGTGAAAACAGTTAGTGAGGTGAATGAATAATGAATGAAAAATGTTTTTGTCATATAGAACACAATGGTGAAAAATATGTAGTAAAAGATAAAGAAGCTAGAGAAAGAATTACAGTTTTAGAAAATCAAGAAGTAGACTTATCTAATTTCTATAATAAAGAAGAAGTTGATTCAATGGTTGCTAATGCTGGTTCTATACCTACTATAATTTATCCGTTAACTTATACTACAACATTACAAGCTAGTGAATATAATGAGTTTTGTAAACAATTTGAAGATATAATCAATAGTGTTGAATTTAAACAAGGTGCTACATATTTAATAAATGTTAAAGATCCTGCTACTTCATATAATTGTAGTGGTTTATATGATTGTTATGTTAGTAATCCAACTAGTTCACCTACATTTACTCAAATAGAAAATAAAATTGTATCAAATGATGAAACTAATACTAAATATGGTAAATTTACTGTTTATGGTGATTATGTTGATGGATATTATACTGTAACAAGAATTGCATTTATGAAAAGTGGTTCTACTAAAGTTTTAACTACATATAACAATGCTAGTTATACTCCTAGTAGTAATTATCATCCAGCTACTAAAAAATATGTTGATGATAAAATAGCTGAGGGATTAGCTGGTATTACTGGTGATGGTGATGGTTCTACTATTGTAATTGATCCGACTCCTACTGAAAGTAGTAATAACGCTGTTCAATCAGGTGGTGTATGGACTGAATTCCATAATAGAGATTTAAAAATTAGTGAAATTGAAGCTGATATAAATGATTTAAATGATAAATCTGCTACTAGAGATGAAATTCAAGGTTTAACACAAGATATAGCTAATTTAGAAACTACTCATAGTGAACAAATTCAAGATGTTTATGAAACTATTAATGGTCAACATCATGCAATAGATGGATTATACTTCTTAGAATTACCTTATAGTGGTAATGGTACTATTTCATTTAGTGGTAATGAAGATCCAAATAGATTATTAACTAGTGGTATTGTAACAATGAGTAAAACAATGTATTTACCTAATACAAG